CTGGAGGTCCACCACCGTGATTAGCACCCGCGGCGGGTACACCGCCTGCTCGTCCACCTGGATGATGGTGTTGGCCTGGTAGTTGTCCCCGTCCACGGTGGTGTTGTTGGTACTGCCGGTCTCCCGGCGGGCACCCCACCCCGCCTGGGTGGCGCTCTGGATGGCCGTGTCCACCGCGGCGCCGGACACGGACCAGGTGGCCGGGTCGGCGCCGGTGGTGTTCCAGGCCCGTGCCCGGATGGTGGTCCCGAACACCGAGCACACCACAACCCACGAGTTGCCGGCGGCGTGCGTGCCCACGTTGACCGCGGTGGCCACGCTGGAGCCGGCACCACCGATGCGCTTGCTGATGCCGAGCGTGACGCTGCCCGCGGTGGGGATGGTGAGGACGGCCTCGTAGTAGTTGCTGGAGTCCAGGTACCGGACCGGGATGCGCAGCGTCACCGCCCCGCCGGTCGGCACCGGCAGGGCCGGAAAGGTGATCCGCGCGGTGTGGTCCGCCTTGCCGGTCTCCACCGTGGCATAGAGCAACGTCCCCACCGCGGCCAGCGCGATACGGGCGGTGGTGCCGGTGGTGGAATAGTTCGTGTTGGCCCCGCTGTACTGCCACGCCTGCCCGGACAGCGGCTCAGTACCGAGGCCCGGGGACGTGGTGCGGGTGAACGGGTCCAGGTTCAGGTTGGTCATCGCGGACCCACCCTGTTCCGCCACGCCTGGCGCTTTTCGGCGGCCCGGGTGGTCCGCACGGTGTACGCCTGGAACGGCTGCCCGTCCAGCATCACGGCGATGCTGGACTCCGCGTGCACCTGGATGGGCGGCTGGTGCGGCATGCTCCCGGTCCCGGCCTCTCCGGCCAGGGCCATCCGCGCGCCCGCGGCGAACTGTGCGGGCGCCCACCCGGACAGCCCGCTGTAGTCGTTGGTGCCGGTCCGGGAGTGCCCGGTTGACTGGTCCGACGTGCCGGGCGGCGCGCCCTGCTGACGGTAGACGGTGGTGAAGTACTTGGTTTGTGGCTTGGCCAGTTGCTCATAGGCGTTGATCAGCTTGTCCACCTCGGCGTGGTTGAGCCCCAGGCTGTACAGCAACTTGCGCAGGCCCTCCAGTTGCGAGACGTACGCGGCGTTGGCCGCCTGCGAGGCTTCCTGCGTGCCGTTGCCGGCGGCAATGTCCGCATCCCGCTTGCGTTGCAGGTTCTCGATCTGCTGGAGGATGACCTGGTTGTTCTGCGCGCCGGACTCGGTGGACTCGTCCAGGGACTTCTTGTTGTCCTTGATGGTCTTGGTCAGGGTCTGCAACCCCATGTTCACCGCGAGGTTGGCCTGATCCACGCCCATCTGTTCGGCGAACAGCCGACTGAACGTGTCGTTGAGCAGTTGCGCCTGTGTGGCCGTGTTCCCCAGTGCGCTCCGCAACTCTTCGTACTGCTGCCCGGCAAACGCGGCACTTGCGCCGGCCTGTTTGGTGGCATCGGCGGACACCCATACGGCATCCGAGGTCTTCGGTGCGAGGTGCGCCAGTTCGGCGAGCTTGCCCAGGAAGTTCAGGCCGGGGGCAGAGATGCGCGCTCCGACCGCCAGTAGCTCGATGAGTCCCCGGAGCTGGTACATCAGCGACCCGAGAGCGGCGGCACCACCGCTACCAGCGGAGGAGAACGCGTCCAGGAGGTGGCCCACCGCGGACGCCAGGCCCGGCAGTTGCGCGCCGATCGTGCGGAGCACCAGGCCACCGGCTACAGAAGCGTGCTCCAGGGCGGGCAGGAGGTTGTGGAGTGCCTTGGTGGCGTCGTTCGCCAGCGGCCCCACGTCCACCGCGAGGTTGCGGAAGATCCGGGAGATCACCGGCCGTTCGGCGTCCCACGCCTTTTCGAACTTGGGCGCCAGCGCCAACAGGTCCTGCGCGAACGGCTTGGCATCCTCGCGGAGGTTCCCCAGGATGACGGTACCCAGGCGCTGGTATGCGGCGGCCACCGCCGGGTCCTGCGCACCGAGGATAAGTCCGGCGGTAATCCCGCCCGCGGCCACGCCGCCGGTCACCGCACCGGACACGGCGGCGGCCATGAAGGGCGCGGCGGCCACCGCGGAACCCACCAGCGCTCCGTACAGCAGACCCTTGCCGCCGCCGGGGATGGCGTCGAGAGCGCCCTTCAGGCTGGTGACGGTGGCGTCCGCGGCGATGATGCCGGCCTTCTGGCCGAACTGGACGAACTTGCCCAACAGGCCGTCCAGCTTCTGGATCTCCTTGCCGTCCGGCACCAGGTCAGTCTTGAGGGTCTTGGCCACCCGGCCGAGCTTGGCCGCCTCCGCGTTCGCCTTCTGGAAGTCCCGCAGGATCTTGGCGTCGCCAGTCTTGTCGAACTCCCGGGCCAGCGCCAGGGCGGCAACCCGGGCCTCGGCCATTTTCCGGGCCAACTGGCCCGTCTGGTCACCGAGTTCATCGACCTTACGGGCGGCCTTGTCCGCCTCTCGGCCAAGGTGCTCGAACCCGGACGAGGCGGACTCGGTGGCCCGGCCCGTGTTGTCGGTGGCCTTCAGGCTCCATTCAACGTCCCGCTCAGCCACCGATGCTCCCGAATGCCTTGGCGGCGGCCCGCTCGATCGCCTGGTCCCACTCGGGACTCTCGGCGGCGGTCTTGGTGAAGAACCCGGGCCGTACCGTCTGCGTGTGCCACTGACCGCGGTAGCGGCGGCCCCACGAGGGGTGCCGCACCCGGCCCCGGTCGATGGACCGGACATCCGTCTGCGCCCGGGTGGACCGGCGGCCCCCGCGCAGGCGGATGCCGGCGGCCTTGCCGCGCAACGTGATCAGGGCCGTGATCTTCGTGCCGGCCACCCACTGACCGAGTCCGCCGGAATGCGGAAGCGTGGCTAGCGCGGTGGCCTTGATCCGGCGGCGCACCGGGTCCACCGGCGTGCGCAGTTCCTGGCGCACTTCCTTGATCAGCACATCATCGCGGTCGAGCTGTCGGAGGGAGCGGACCAACACCCAGATATCTCCCATGGCCCGCCCTCCCTATCCCTGCCCGCGGGCCGCGTCCGCGGCCCGTTCTTCCCACACATCGATACACGTTGCAAGGTCCCGGGGATGCATGCGCAACGCCACCTCCACATCCACGAGCGTCCGACCCTGCAACAGGGCCAGTTCGATCAGACCTCGGCGGACGCTGCCGGGTTCCCAGGGTCCGCCTCAGGCGCCTCCGCGCCCGCGGCCTTGTCCAGGTTCGTCACCGAGAGGCACTCGTCCTTGAACGCCTCGAAGGTGGGGAACTGGTGGAGCTTGTTCCGCTTCCCAGCCCGCCACGCGAGGTAGCGCAGGAACGTGTACGGCCGGGCCTCCACGAGGTAGAACGACACACCGAAGGGCTCGCACTCGAATTCGGCGATGTCCCGCTGGTCCGCCTGCACCCTGAAGGTGGAGCCGCCCACCATCTCCGCTTCCAGGTTGAAGACCGTGCTCACGCGCTGGTCCCCCAAATGATCACGTCATAGGTGACCGACGTGCCGGCCCCGCCGTTCGCCACCCGGAGTAGGTCCGCGGTGGCGGCGGTGACGGCGTAGCCGGCGGCGTCCGCGCCACCCGCCATGAGCGCCAGCGTGGCCCCCGGCCGCACGGTGACCGTGTGAGCGGCGGCGCCCACCCACGAGATGAACCCGTTGGAGGTGGCGTTGCCCACGATCACGTTGTTGGCGTTGGCCGCCGCCGCCGAGATGATCAGGCCCTTCACCTTGACGAACGCCAGCGCCACGCCGAACGCATCGGTGAGGGCGGCACCGTTCAGGTCCAGGTCATCGGTGCTGGACGCGGGGATGGTGCGCTGGTCGTGCCACAGCTTGTCTGCCTGGCCGGCGCCGGTACCGGACTGGAGCAGGGCGCGGTACGTCTTGAGGAGGTTCGCCTGCGCGGTGGTGAGGTCGAGCGGGTTGTTCTGCTGGATGTTCAGCACCAGGCTGGCATCAGTAACGAGTCCCATGATCGTCTCTTCTCAGCTCGTCCCGAACGTGGGCACGCCGATGACCGGCAAGGTCAAGGTCTTGGTGAGGAACGCGCCCTGCTCACCGCCGAACTCAGGCTTCAGGGCCACCGCCGTGAACGTGGCCCGGGGCTGGCCCACACCGGTCTTGGGCTGGAGCACGCAGGAGATCTGCGTCCCGGTGGGCAGGCCCCGCAGGTAGGCGGCCAGGCCACCCGCGATGTTGATCTGGAGCCCCTCCAGCTCGAAGGTCCACACCTCGGAGTCCGTGTCCTGGACGGCACCGTCCGGGACCAGGGTCTTGTACGTCTGGATGGGCTGATCGGGAACCAACCGCGCCTTGCGCAACTGGTTGGTGTAGTCGGTGCCGTCCACCGTGACGAGTGCGTCACGGTAGACCATGGCACCAGTTGCGGAGGGCATGGTCTACTCCTCTGTCCGTACGGTGATGTCAAACGCCAGCAGTTCCGCGCCCTCCGCGGTCGGCACCGTCACGGGGACGGCCCGGTCCACGAACGCCACGGGCTTGAGTGCGAAGTACAGCGGCGGCCAGTGCACGTCCCACCACTCCTCGGCGGCCACCTCGTCCTGCGGGACGATGACCGCAATGGACCAGGTGACCATGAATGCGTCCCCGGCGTCATGGTCCAGGACGGCCAGGCGGGGCCAGGCATCCCCCGTGTTCGGCACCGCGGGCCGCTGCGTCACGCCGCGTACGTCCCCCACCGTGGACAGCGCAGCGGCCAGGATCTGGCGCTGGCCCTGAAGACTCATCCGATCACCAGCCGGCGGTAGGGCCGCTCCAGGCGGCGCACCTCCGGATCGTTGCCCGGGATGATGGCCGGGCCGCCGTCCGCGTCCCCACCGGCCATCGCCAGCGGCAGCCGGCGCATGGCGAGGTTGCGGGCCACCCGGCGCAGCAGCGCCTCGCGGAGGCTGTCCGGGTACGGGTTGCGCTCACCGCACTTGTCCCGCTGCGCCGAACGTTCGGCATTGAACGCGTCCGTAATGGCGGTGGTGGACCAGGAGGACGCCACCTCGGCGAGGTACGCGGCACAGTCGGCCACGGTGGGCATGCCGGCGGCGGTGGTGGGGCCGAGCACGTACACCGCGGCGTCCGCCGCATCCTCCGGCGTGGACAGGTGCGCCACCCACCGCCCGGCGGTGCCCACCGTGACGATCACAGACCAGTTGCCGGTGTCCGACCCGGCCACCGGGACAGGTGCGGACGTGGCCCCGGACGGGTCCGTGATCGTCACGGTGGGCGTCACCGCGGAGGTGGGCTCACCGGTGGACGCGTCCCACGTGGACAGGTCCAGCTCCCACGCTTCGCCCACCGCGGCCATGGCGGACGCGGCGGACACAAGGCGAAGGTAGGTGGCCATCACTGCACCAGGTGGGCCGAGACGGAGTAGGTGATCGAGTTGGCGTTGCCGTGGTTCACCGACACCCGCAGGGCCTCAGTGAGCACATCGTTGGCCGCGAGGTTGGCGGCCACCACCAGGCCCGGGTACACCCGGAGCACGGTGGTGGACACGGTGGTGATGGCCGCCGAGGTGAGTAGCGGGTACCACTTGCCGGAGGTCACGTCCTGGAGCTCCAGCACCACCGTGATGGACGGCGCGGTGACGATGGCAGTCACGTCCACCACCACGTGCACGCCGAGCGCGTACCCGCACGCCACCACCGCCGGAGTCGGCGTGGCGGTGCGCGGTGCGCTGGCCAGGACCGCAACCTCCCGGGAACTCATGCCCGCTCGACCCGCTGCCCGGACACCGGGTCGATGGCGAACCCGAACGTCACGATGTCATGGCGCATGCCTTCGGACACGAAAGGCTCCTTGGGGCGCAGGGCGTACCCGTAACGGGCGATCTCCTGCTCCTCGGTGAGTACCTCCGGCTCCGGCGGGGACGGGTGATCCACCACCTTCGTGTCCATCGGCGCGGACGCGTCCACGGACGGGTCCGCCACCGATGCGGGGCCGGCGTTCTCCGGCACGTCCCCGCCGTTGAGCGCCTGGACGTCCTTCTTGGTCGTCATGGTGAGGTCTCCTTACACCGGGTCGTACGCGAGGCGACGGACGCCGGTGATGTCCGTGATGGCCATGGCGCGGTAGCCCCAGATCCCCATGTGGATCTTGGCCACCGAGATGTTTTCGAACGTCAGCCGCTGCGGGGCGGTGGCCCAGCCGGACACGTCCCCCCGGTCGAACAGGTACGAGTTGGACGAGTTCGCGGACGTGGCCGCCAGCGCCCACGCCGGCCGGAACACCAGGCCGGCCACCAGCAGCGCCGAGAAGAAGTCCTGCGTGGTGCCGGTGGCGTTCTGCGCGCCGAGCACCGGGAACAGCTTCCGGCCGGACGAGTCCTTGGCCGCGATGAGGGCCTTGTACAGGTCCACCTGCGCGAACGCGTCCCGCATCCGGAAACCACCGCGGACGTACTGGAGCGGGGCCAACTGCGAGGTCAGGGACGCCTCCAGCGCGCTGTCCGCCGCCGCCGTGGTGATGGTGATGGTGGTCGGGGCCGCCGCCTCCAGCATGGCCACCGCCGCTGCCTCCAGCGCCTCGAACCACGCCCGCACCATCTGGCGCCAGATCAGGCCGGACAACTGCGGGTTGCCACCCTGGTCCCATGCCTCGCGCGAGATCTCCACCTTGCCGGAGATCGCGGCCGGCGTGATGGTCTGCGAGGTGGCGGTGAACACGCCCGGCGTGGGCTCCGTGTTCTCCACGTTGGCGGCCACCAGGCCGGACGAGGTGGAGAACTTCGGGAGCACGAACGGCGTGGCGTCCGCGATAGTGCCCTTGTTAATGGCGTTCCAGATCGGGTACTCGAACTCCTGCTGGTCCACGTACATGTCCGGGCGCTGCTTGTTCGGGTTGAGGGACGCCACGTCCGTCATCGCGGTGGCGAACTCCACCCGGCGGCGGTCCGCGTCCGCGAACTGCTTGTGCATCCAGTTCGTGGCCCGCTCCAGCGCCTCCGCGTCCCCCTGGAAGCCGGAGATCACGTCCGTGGAAAAGTCGAACTTGCCGGGCCGAAGGTTGCCCTTGGCGTCGAACGTGTAGGGCTCCGGCTCCACCACGCGGGCCGGGCCGGCGGGCCGGCGGGTCGGGTCCACGCGCTCCGGCTGCTCCGGCGGCGTGGGCGCACCCGCACCGAGCAGCAGACCCATCGCGCCGGGGACCTTCAGCAGCGCGCTGATCTGCTCCGGGTACAGCCCGAACTGCACGCCGTCCGGCTTGACCTCGGCCCGCCCGGCGGGCACGCCGGCCAGGGCCTGGAGCACGCCGGGGACCTGGAGCAGGCCCTGGAGCTGGTCGTTGTTGAGCTGGACCGCCGCCGCGGGCTTCTGCTCCGGCGGGTTGTTCTGCGGAGGCGCGCCGCTGTCCGGCGCGGGCTCCTTGACCGGTGCGGTCATCATCTCTCCTTGATCTGCGTGCGCGGCCACCCTGGTCACGCGGGCATCGTCAAACGCGGGAATGGCCAGGAGGCTCGACTCCCGCCAGGCGGCACCACCCACCGCCACCAGGAGCACGCCCTGATTTTGCGGGTCGGGTTCGGCCGCGTTGATCTCTACGCCAACGGACCAGCCGTCCCGGATACCGTCCACGGCCTCGGCCAGCGCGCGGTCCCCGTCCGGCCCCTCAGCGATCTTGTACCGGGCGAACATGCCGTCCGGCGTGTCCTGGTAGTGGACCAACTTGCCCAAGGGCTGCGACTGGTCGTGGTCGCGCAGGGCCTTGTTCCGGCGCAGTTCAGCCGGCGGGACGAGGGACCCCATCTGGAAGCGCCAGCGCTGGCCGTTCTTCCAGGCCACCTTGTTCACGCCGTACGGGAGCACGATGCCCTCGATGATCCGGCGCTCGGTGTCCACATTGGCCAGCGGCACCAGGTCCGGGGCGAACGTCACCGCGTCCGCGTCGGCGGCCATGGCCGCACGCCGGATGGGCACCACATTGGACGGGACGGGCGCTGGGGCTTGCTGCTGCGCGCGCTGAGCCGGCGTGAGATCCGGGCGGCCCTCCTCGGCGCGCACCTCGTCTGCGTCCATCCACCCACCCGCCAGCGCCTTCTCGTACACCTGCGCACGGGTGAGCGGGTCGGCGCGGAGGTAGTCGTCAAGGTCGAACGCCACCACATAGCCGCGCTTGGTCACGTCCCCCATGGACAGGCGGTCCGTGATGGCCTTCATGTACGGGCTCAGGGTGTCGTTGATCTTGTCCTGTCTCCGGTCCACCCCGTTCTGGTAGGTCCGGGAGGTGGTAGACACGCCGAGATCTTCCGGGTCCAGCCCGATGGCGTTGGCGAGATCCAGCTTCACCTCACGCAGCAGCGCCACCAGTTGCAGGTCAGCCGGCGTGGGCGTGTCCACGGAGTTGTACGTCAGGGCCGCCGGAACGTAGGCGGTGGCGCGCTGTTTGCGCTGACGCTCCCACTCGGCCAGCAGGGCGGCCACCTCGTCATCAGACGCCGGGTCCGCGCCCTCCGTAGGCGTGAAGTAGTCCAGGGGCCGCGGGTTGTCCGCATACAAGGCGCTGGTCTGGTCCAGCAGCACGGCCCGGCGGATCAGCCGGCCCCCGGCCGTGAGCAGGCCCGGGTTCGGCGAGTCAAACCGGATGATCCACGAACTGGGCCAGGGCTCGCCATCCACGTACACCACGGCGTCCCGCGGGTCCCACCCGGACGGCAGCGGGGCCATGCGACCCGCCGGGGGCTGGAGGCTCACCTGTGACACGTCCAGGTGCTCGGCCGAGGTGGGATACCCGTCCGCGCCTTTGGCGGTGACCCGCCACCAGGAGATGCCGTCGAACAGGAGATCTTCCAGGGTCTGCGCCAGCGTCACCACGTTGGGCACGTTCGGGTCGATCTGCTCCAGCAGGGACAGCCGGGCCACCCGGCGGTCCGGGTCCTTCTGGATCAGCGGCAGGGTGGCCGGCCCGCAGATGAGGTTGCGCCCGCGGAGCACGGCCGAAACGGAGAGCGCTTCGGGGCGTCCGGCCCGGGGCAACACACCGCGCCCGGCCATCTCCAACAGCACCTCGGCGATGGGGCGCGGCGGCGGGTCGGCTGTGAAGCCCATGACCCGGGCGGCCCATCGCTTGATCCCCATGGCGCGCAGTGTACATGCCCACGTACGCATATGTGCATACGTGGACGGCCCCGCCAGGACGAGGTGGCGGGGCCGCGGGACAAATCTACATGAATGGGTCTAGCTAGACGCCGGTGGCACCCTCGGTCAGGGTCCACACCCCGCCGTTATCGTGGCCGCCGGCCTCGTCAAGCCAGATCTGGCCCACGAGCGCTGAGCGCTCTTCGTCGCTCATGGCGTTCCACTCGTCCAGCGAAACGCCGGTGTCCACGTCCCCGGCAATGGAGATCTCAATCTCGACCCGAATCTTCACCGTCTCGCTCATACCCGTATCTTACCAAGAAGTTAGTAACTCTGTCTAGTCCTGCGGCTTGGCCACCACAAGCCGGGGCTTGCCGACCGGCGGCGGGAGCGTCCGCGCGAGGTGGACGGCCCCGGCGGCGGCGTAAGCCGCATCCACGTGCCCGTCCCCGGCCCGGACGAACACCCACGCATCCCCGCGCTTCTGCCGCTCCGCCTCGCCCACGTGGGCGTCCAGGAGCGGGTCCCCGGAGTGGACGAGGTGCCCGTCACGGACCAGCGCCTCCAGGCCCATGCAGGCGGCCGAGGTGTCCCCCCGCACGGCCTCCACCGCGGTCCCCCGCGGCGGCCAGGCCCCGGCGGTCTCCACCTTGGTCAGGTCCGCGGCCAGGGCCGCCGCCGGGCCGGCGGGGAACCATCCTAGGACTCTAGGACGGATGGCCCGGACCAGCGCGGGCAGTTCCCGGCGGGCCGCGCCCCGGGAGTCCCACGCCCCGGCCACCTCCACCCGGACCTTGCCGCCCGGGAGCACGCCGGCCACGGCAAGGGTCACGTGCTGGCCATCCGGGGACACGTCGAGGCACGCCGCATGCCGGCCCTTGGCGGCGTCCAGGGTGCCCACCAGCCGGCACCGTAGCCACGCCCCGGGGTCGATGGCCGGGTTGAGCACCTTCACCCGGATGCACATCTTCTCCGTCTTGAACGTGGTCAGGGCCTCGCCGCCCTTCTCCTTGGCCGCCGCCGCCTCCAGGAGCAGATCCTCCAGGTTCCGGCCGTAGCCAACCCGCGGGTTGGCCTGGAGCAGGGCGTCCACGTCCTCCGGGTCGGCATCCTCCGGCGCGGACCAGGCGAACAAGCCCTCCCGGTAGTTGCCCACCCCCGTCTGGATATACTTCTCCATCCGGGCCTGCATGTCGTTGAGCACCACCGAGCCCTCATCCCCGGCGTTGCTCAGGCACCAGATCTGCGCATCCTCCGGGCTGGCCGCCGGTTCCATCGCGGACCAGGCCCGGTAGTCCCGGTGCTGGCGCAGCTCATCGGCCACACCGCGGTTGATGGTCAGCGACCGGCCGCCCTCCTCGTTGGCGGCGGCGATCTTGTACCGGGCTTCCTCGTTGCGGGTCCACATGCTGGTGTCCATCGCGCCGCGCACGTACCAGCGCTTGGAGTCGAACTCCTCCTCGAACCCGTCCATCCTGGGCAGCAGCTTCCGGGTCTTGTCCCACGTCTCCTTGGCGTACTCCAGCTTGGTGGAGGTGCCGACCGTGAGCGGCCATCCGTCGATGCACATCCAGAACGGCGCCAACAGCACCGGCACCTCGGTCTTGCCGTTCTGCCGGGACACCAGCACCAGCACGATCCGGAAGCGGGGCCGGCCGTCCGGCAGCAGCTCCCCGGCGTGGATCATCAGCCATTCCTGCCAGGGCAGCGGCGGGCGCCGGAGCACATCCCGGGCGTAGCGAACCTGATCAAACCCGACCGAGGTATCGGGGGTCAGCTCACGAAGGGGTGGCGTCCACAGCCTTGGCTCGGTGCGCCCGCGTAGCCCTGCGAGCCTTGAGTTCATCCCGAGCGGCGGCGGCCGGAGTAGCGGGGCCGTCACTGGTCGGCACCTTCACCGCGGGGAGCACCATGCCGAGTCCCTGCAACGTCGCCAGTAGCTTCGGGCCGAGATCGGAGGCTACGGAGTGCTCGGCCAGGGCCGCCGTGACCGCCTCCACCATCTCGGCGATGGCTGTCTCGTCCCGGTCGGTGCGGGCCTGCTCCATCGCCACCTTGGCGGCGGCGGCCAGGACCCGCAGGTGCCGCCGGTACTTGGCCGCCGGTGCGGGCTCGTCCAGCAGGGCCGCATACCGTCGCGCCAGGGCCACCGCGGCGGCCCCCGTAGGCGGGATCTGAGCGCCGTTGAGCGCTTCCTCCAGCGCTGGGGAGATCCCGGGATGATCTTGGCTCATAGGGCCTCCTGGCGGTCCGGAGAGAGAAATTGGCCGGAAGGACGGGGGTGTTGGGGATACCCCCCATATGGGAAAAATCGGACATTATATTCACCACTGCGTGCGCGGGACAGGGGCGGGGTCAGGCGTACGCGCGGGCTCGCCAGCACGGAGGTTGCAGGGCGTGCACGCTGCCAGCATGAAGTCGGGGTCATC